ACGATGTAAGACCAACGCCTACGATAGTGAAGGTCTCAGACATATTTATTCCGTGTGTAGTTGGTTCAGGCCCTCGGGACGATTTAAAAAGTAGGCGTGTCGATGATGGTTCCCGGGGCCTGGAATAAAAAACCCGGCGACAGGCCGGGAAGATGAGGGTAAGGCAATGTCGGCTCTCTGGCCGAAGGGTCCCAGGTAGTGGGTTCTGTGTGCGGCGTACCGCAAATAAAAAAGCCCCGCAAGATGGCGAGGCTGTTAATTCTTTGTCGACCTACGAAGCTATGGCGACGATATCAGATTTACATGAAATATATGCGTTTCAGTTCGGTTTTGCAAGACTTACATCTAAATTTGTCGCCTTTTGTTGTGAACGTGATCGCGTTACTGAGATAAGCGCACCGCTATCGAGTCGCTTAAAGCTGTTACGCATATCCGATAACAAAGCTTCACGGCCTTCGCATGCTGAACGCCGATATCTTCCGCCACATCCCGCTGTCGTCAGCCGACAGTACTAATGTGGCGCGAAACATCGGCATCGACAAAGCGTGGGATAAATCAGCCTACGCGCCGGCAAGCAAAGAAACACGCGCTGCGGTGCTGGTTGAGCGCATTGAAGCCTTTAACTCTGCAAGTTCGCTGAATTACGACGCAGAACGCGATCTTTTCACGCCACAACTTGCTTTTGAGGTGTAATTCCATGACCGGAAAATATGTCAGCGAGCTTGAGTTGGGGAAGTGCGGAGAATATTACGCAATTTTTAAGCTGGCCAAGCAGGGTTTTGTTTGTTTCCCATCAGACCAGGGATTGCCATACGACATTGTGGTTGAGGCCAACGGCAGGCTCCTTAAGGGACAGGTTCGCTCGACGCTGAAAATGCGCGATTACGGCAAATCAAAAAGTGTTTACCGGTTCGGAACGAGAACGGGGAAAGGTTATGGCCGCGCAGCATCACTTAGTACATGTGACTTCTACGCCTTCGTTGTCATCGATGAAGAGAAGATAGCTTTCATGTCTACGGATGAACTGGCCAGCACAAAAAACCCAGGAACGCTTATCCAGACGATGGAGTTTAGATCTTCTAGCGGTATTTACCCGGGGAGGATTTATTCCAACGGCACGCAAAGGATGCTTGATTATTCACGGAATATTGAGAGCTATGAAGATTTCAACCGCGTCGTTTCTCTAATGGGAGGAAGAAGATGCCGAATCAAAAATACAGCTTAATAATGGCTGACCCTCCCTGGTCTTACGGCAACACAATCAGCAACGGGGCTGCCACCGACCACTACGCCACCATGAAGTTAATCGACATCAAGCGCCTGCCTGTGTGGGAACTTGCCGCCGAAAACGCGGTGCTGGCGATGTGGTATACCGGCACGCATAACCAGGAGGCTATAGAACTGGCCGAGGCCTGGGGCTTTACCGTTCGCACGATGAAGGGCTTTACCTGGGTGAAGCTGAATCAGAACGCCGAGTTACGCATCAATAAAGCCCTGGCCGAGGGTGAAGTTGCCGACTTTTACGACTTCCTCGATCTGCTTAACTCAGAGACGCGCATGAACGGCGGCAATCACACCCGGGCCAACACCGAAGACCTGTTGATTGCCACCCGCGGCGCCGGGCTGGAACGTAAGCACGCCGGGATTAAGCAGGTGGTATACAGCCCGCTCGGAGCGCACAGCGAAAAGCCGTGGGAAGTACGGCACAGGCTGGAGCTGCTTTACGGAGATGTGCCACGCATTGAGTTATTTAGCCGCTGTGCGGCGCCGGGCTGGGATCGCTGGGGAAATCAGTGCGACACCGCCGCGGTAGAACTGCTGCCCGGCTGCGCCATCCAAGTTGTGAAAACGGAGGCCGCATGACGCCAGCAAATGAAAACGCCATCCGCGCCGCCTGCCGCCGCTGCACCGAAGAAATCCAGCAGGCCATGCGCAAGAAGCCAAAGCCTAACTGGAACGAAACGGTGCCTCCCATCATCAACAAGCATCACAAGAAAATTGAAGCTCTGGGAGTTAGCCTCCTGGAATTCGTCGTATACACAGGTCGGCTTAATCGCCGCTTCGGAGTGGAATCGTGAGTTATTCAACAGTTATAAAAGTTTGGCCGGGCGAAAAGTCTGAAGAGGATGAAGAGCTCCGAAATGGCTGGGGAAGTGGCCCTGTCATATGGAACGACATGGCAATGAAATATCTTGGACTTCCGGCCCATCAGTACATGATGAAAATAGATAGTCTTTGGCCTTTGGCTAACCGCCTTGATATTCCATATTACCATCGCGCTGTTCTCGCTATGACATACGACCGCATGTATGTGAAGCAGGAACATTACGCGTTGGCAGCAGATTGCATTCGCAAATACCTAACTGACTTCCCGGCTGATGATAAATATGTAAACCACTGGCCCCGCATTGCTGAAATTTTTGAAAGCTCACCTGAGTGCCCGGCTATTGGTTTATGGCTCACTTCGGTATGTGAAAACCCATTTCTTGGTGAGTGGGATGAAGACACCGAAGATTACAAACAGCCTGATTGGTCTCGTTACTGGAGCCTTTTTGATGACCTTGACGCAAGCGAAAGTGGTGCCGCATGAAGGCACTAATCACCCGGGAGCTTAAGGCTCCCTTTTTATTGCTGGCGTTCACCTTCAACCGAATTAACCGACAGTTCCGGGAGCATTGACCATGGCAGACATCATCGATACCGCAGCAGAGATTGAAGAGCTTCAGCGTAACGCTGCTCTTTCCGCTCATCGAGTAAACCGCAACGCCGTATCAGCCGAGCATTGCGCCGAGTGCGGGGAGGACATCCCGGAACCGCGGCGCGCTGCCGTTCCCGGCTGCCAGACGTGCGCGGAGTGCCAGGGCGTGATCGAATTAAGAAACAAGCAGAGGGGAATCCAGTGAAAGAGCGCGGAATGATTTTTAACGGGGAGATGGTGCGCGCCATCCTCGACGGCCGGAAGACGCAGACGCGGCGGCCAGTTAATCCATCAACTGCCAACATGCTAGATCTTCAGGCGCAGTATCCGCACAAGAAATACAATATTTCCTGCCCTTTCGGTGCTGTCGGCGATCGCATCTGGATCCGGGAGACGTGGGCCCAATTAGGCAATGAAGACGGGTGCCCCGTTGACTGGAGGGACAACCTTGTCAAAGGCGGCGGGCCTGAAGCAGCACGTATTTATCGAGCCAGTTGCGAGCAGAAAGAAGGTAATTATGGCCTGTGGTCGATTCCCGATGATGCCTACTGGAAACCACATACTGACGATCTTCAGTACGATGGGACATGGTGCCCATCAATTCACATGCCACGCTGGGCCAGTCGCATCACGCTGGAGATTACCGGCGTTCGTGTTGAGCAATTGAATGGCATCAGTGAAACGGATGCGGAGTCTGAAGGAATAGACATGGAGGCACTTTATGACTCCCAGGACTGTTACGACTGCATTGCAGACAACAATATGACCGGGAGACCAACGGCGATAGGCGCATTCAAGTACCTGTGGGAATCCATCTACGGCGAAGAAAGTTGGAAGGCCAACCCATGGGTCTGGGTAATCGAATTTAAGGTGGTTCCCAATGTTCAGGATAATCCAGCCTAACACCTGGTACGCCGATGATTTCGGCGCGCCATGCAAAATACTCCGCGCCACCCACGAAGTCATCCACTACATCCGCAACGGCCGCACCTGCATTGCCAGCATGGGCCGCTTTCAGCATGATTTCGAGCCGCTAACCAAAGCACAGGCCGAGCGGATCGCCGAAGAAATCGAAACAGCAGAACACCTGAAGAAGCTGCGTGCCCAGCGCGCGGCATGAGGAGAGATTATGGGAAAGATGACGTTCGTATTTGAGTATGAGGACGGTAAAGAGCCGCCGGTTAACGCTGGCATGTCGTTTATGGGTGGGAAGATTGTCGCCGCGTCTTTCCGTGACGCGCTTGAGGACAATGAGCCGATTGATAACGAAATGACAAGCGAAGGGCTGACCGTCGATATCATCGTTGCAGACCTGAACAATGGCGGCCCAATCAGCAGCGCGCTGACCGGAAACTTCTCGGTGAAGCGGAATGCCCGATCGCAGATCTAACTCACGCAACTGATAGCCAGTTATGAGCTGGCTATTGGGTGCGAAAGCGCCACCTCGTGATCCCTTTTGCCCGGCCCTGCGCCGGGTTCTTTTTGCCTGGAGGAAA